AACAAAGCAGTAAAGCCGTCAAACTCTCCTGCAGTTGCAGCAGCACCTTGCCAAATGTTCTCTTCAGTCTTCTGTGCTACTTTAGCAGCGATGTGACCGATTAAGAAATCAGCGAATGATGGAGGAAGGCTATCAAATGCAGAGTAACCCATTTGAACTGCTTCCCAATCGTTGTGGAAATCTTTCTTACATAATTCCAAGTTTACTTGGAACTCATCTGGTTGAAGAACACGCTCTGCAAGAGTAACTGTGCTTTGGTCAGCGAAGTCACACGCAGCGTCTTTTACTAATGCGTTAGTAGAAAGAGTTTTCATTACTTCTTTATACTTGACATTAGGCTTTACAGTAATACCGCCACCTTCAATGGTGTCAGCACTCAACAATGCAGCAGAAATATATTTCCCTGCAAATTCACCAGCATATGTGGTAGTGATTGATGTTGCCATTTTTGTTTATTTAATTATTGATTGATTGTACTTGTTTAATTAACCGAGTTTTTGAATTGCATCTAATAAACGCTCTCCTTTGTTTATGTCTTTCACCGCATCATCATAATACTTATTTACGGTTCTATACATATCGTTTGAATTAGCATCAATACCAAGCTCATCGGATTTGCTTTTAAAGTCTTTCATATCCGCCTCAAGTTCTGTAAGCAGTTTTTTAGCCACTTTAAGAGCAGACTTTATACCGCTCTCCATTGCACCAAGTTGACTTGAAAACTCCATTTGACTTACTGCACGAGATAATTCTTGACTTGTGTTGTACATATCTTTAGCAGCTAACTCAACCTTAACCTCTTCGGATAGTTCAGTAAACTCTTGAGATTTAGCAGATAACTCTGCCCAAATTTTCTCTACTTGTTTCATTATCCTAATTTGTCAAAGATTCTTGATAGGGTGTCTTTTCTTGCTCCTTTAGAGAACTTGTGCATATCAGCAGGTTTCGTGTCTGGAGAGTGCTTAATAGGCTTTGCAGCAGGTTCGTCAGCAGATAAGTCTACTACCTCTTCTTCTTGTGGCGCTTCAGCCGCCATTTCTTCTTCCTTCGGAGACATCATTGCTTTGATTTCTTCAATCATAGCCTTCATCTCTTCAACCGCAGCAGATAACTCTTCTTTAGTAGCGTAAGACATTTCTTCTTTAGGCTCTTCTTCAGCTTGTTCTACCTCTTCAACAACTTCTTCAGTTGCAGGAGCTTCCTCTGGTGCTTCCTCTGCACTAACTTCAGCAATGATACCTTCTTCTGCTACTACAAGGATGCGACCATCTTCCAAAGTGTACTCACCAATTGGTAGAGCAATCTTTTCGTCTTCTTCAGTTACAATGAATACCTCTTGGTTAGCTTCAAATGCTTCGGCTTCAATAGTAGTGCCGTTCTCTAACTTCATAGACTCTAACTTAACCTCGTCTTGGAGGTTAAGCAGTTCCATAATCTTGCTTAATGTTTCTTGTGATTTCATATTATATCATATCGTTTTTCTTCATAATATCGTGATAGTCAATCAAGTTGTTGTGATATGCGTTTGGCATAACTCTATCTATCAATAACAAATCTTGAAATTCTTTAGGTAATTGAATACCCGCTTGGCGGAATACATTTTCAATGTCATCCATTTGTCTTTGAATTTCATCTAATTCACTACGAAGCGATTGGTATTCTCCTTCAAGTCTTTTACCATCTGCATAATATGCATCCAAGAATTTTCTACGAGCATCGGAATTAGTATCAACTGCATCATAAAACTTGTTGAGTCTTTTGAGAAATGCCTTTTTGCGTTGCTCAATAAGTTCTGCTTTTGCTAACTCAACTTTCTCCACCTTCTGTGTAGAGAGCTTTGCGAATACCGCCTTTTCAGTTTTGCCTTGTTTCATTATAACTTACTTGTAATGTTCTGGACATTCTTAATAGCCGTTTTAGCAGTTTTCACACCACTAATAACACCCTTCTTTGACCTTTGCGCTCTGTCTAATGCTCTTATCACTTCTTGTGGAGGTCTACCGCCCATTTCAACAAATGCCTGTATAGCGTTCTCGCTTTTACCTTCCAACTTATCAGCAACTTGATTTACATCAACCAAAAGGTTGTGTAGTCTTTTGATGTCATCAATAACTGTTCTTGACTTTGTACTTGCATCACTAATCAAGTTACGCATCTCTTTCTCAAGTGCTATAATCTCCTCTATAGGGTTACGAAGAAGTTCTACTTCGTGTTGTGAGGATAGTTCTGCCCAAACCTTTTCTACGCTCTTCATTAAGATAGTTTAGAAATTAGTTTAGCAGATTCCTTAATCATATCGTCTATCTCTCTCTTGGATGCTTGAGTATCACTACTTAAATCTACACCAAGTTTCTTCGCTTCAGCCTCTACCTTATCGTAGTATTTAGCCGTATTAACAAGGTCTGCATTCAACTCATCAAGTTGCTGCTTAAATTTGCTTCCAGATTTCAGGAAGTCATTTACTTCTTCAGCAGCCTTGTTAAAGTTCTTGCGGTAAAAATAGAAAGCGTCCAAGTAGTCTCCCAACATACTTAATTCTACTTTCTGCTCTTCGGCTAATTTAGCCATCACCTTGTTCAATGAAACTCTTTTCATACTATGTTAACTATGTGTGTTTGTTATTGTTAGTTTTCTTTGCGGAGGTCTTTCTTAATGATAGCCTTGATAGCATTGAGTTGCTCCTCTGCTTTCACTTCCTCTGGGTCGTGTTTAGATGCCTCTACCTTGTCTACAAAGTAGCCCTCAATAGAGAAGCCCTTAACCTTACCGCTCTTTACATAGCCTTCCCACAACTCATCATTAAGTATCTTCATACTCACCATCCAAGTTCCTACAGGAAGTTCCATACCATACATACGGCTCTTGTCTTGCTCACCTTCAATAATCCAACTCTCTACAACACTCGTGCCTTGAACATCCATCTGGTGTTCTAATGTGGCTTTGTTTTGGTTGCCGTTGATAAAGAACAATTCACTTGCCTTTCTTACCGTGTCCTGCGAGAAGTAGATGTAATACTCATCTTCACCATTTCTACGATAGATAGGTTTGTTAGGGATTAAAGCAGCACCCATTAGGATACGCTTTTCCTTGTCAATGGTTTTTAACTCAATCTTGGGTTGCTCATCTTTTAGAGCAACGAAGTCCTCTTCTATTGCAGGTGACTCTACTACCGAAATAGCTTGAATACCTGCTTGTAGGCTCTCCTCGTCTAATAATAGTTCTACGATTCTCATTATGGGAATGATACTTGGTTAATTCTGTTTCTATCTAATTCTTGTTGTGAGGTAACATCACTACCTACTACATAGGCTTTTACAGGATTGCGTTGCAATGACTCTAATATAGCGTTCTGCCCACCTGCACCTACGATGTTGAATTGTGGTGATGTACTTGGAGAGGTAGGGGTATCAATGTTTGTATCTACACTACCACTTGCTTGAAATTGCTGACGAGCAATAGTAGCTATCTGTGCTGCTCCTGTGGCTGCTGCTATCGCTGCATTACCGAATCTAAAAGATTGTGTAGGTGTAATATCAGTAGTTTCGGCTAATGCCTTTGCTACGGCTTGTGAGGTGCTTATAACTGCATTGGCTATACCTGCTGCCTTATTAACCATAAAGGCTCTCTTCTGCGCCTTCTCATTCTCTCCTGCGAATGCTTGGATAAGGTCATTAAGTGCGCCAATAGCACCCATAGACATTTGCACCTTTGCATCTTGTACTTGTCTCTCAAGTTCTGTACGCTTACGAGCTTCCTCGCCTTCTTGCGCGGTACGCTCTGCATTCAAGACATTAATCTCATTGACCATATCTTGGTAGGCTTGAGTGCCTTCCTTGTATTGAGACTTCTGTAGTTCTAACGATGCAAGTCTACTCTCGTACAACTTCTTGTTTAACTCCTCCTCAAGAGTCAACTGCTTTTGTGCATTAAGTTCAGCCTCAATGGCTGCCTCTGCTTGTATCTCTGCAACCTCTTGTGCGTTCTCTGCTTTGCTTACTTCTAAATCAAATAACTCTCTCTGTAGAGCCATCTCATTCATCAACTGCTCACTACGGAATCCCGCTACTTGGGCTTGTACTCCTGCGAGTTCATTAACCGCAGCTAAATACTCTTTCTGGAACTCAATATTGTCTTTGTCTAACGAGAGTTGTCTTGCTTTAGCATCTACGATTCTTTGAGCATTCTCAAGCATTGCATTCTCTTGCTCTTCTAATACTGCCTTGAGGTCGTTATTCGCTTTGATACGCTCCTCAATAGTAAAGCGTTCATCGTCTCTTACTTGTCGTAGTTTCTCTGCTTGTAGGTCATACTTCTCAATCAACCCTTGTGCTAACACCTCTGCAATCTCTGCTTGTTTGTTAGTCTCGGTCATCGCCTTGCCTTGCTTTACAGTCTCTACGACATAACCAGCGATAGCCTTCGCTGCTTTGGTAGTACCCTCTGCAATCTTTTTAGCAGAGTCATCTACACCTGTAAGGACATCTACCATCTCTGTACCTGCTGCCTTAACACTATCTAAAGCACCCTTAAAGTCTCCTGTAAAGAATTTAGCCATTGCATCTCCTACAAAGCCCAATACCTCAAGCATTGATTGGAAGCGTTCAATGATATTATCCTTGATGGCAGTACCTAACGACTTAACCGCATCTAATGGATTGTTAAAGATGCTTGTAAAGAAGTCTACAAAACCACCAATGTTAGCACTAATGAATTTAGCAAAGTCACTAAAGGCTACCTGTAAAGTATTGAATGTGGTGTTGAAGAAGTCAACTGTCTTCTGGTTGTTGTCAAACAACTCCTTAAGTATGTCCATAGCAGCTAAAAGCAGACCAATACCTGCCGCCTTAATTGCTACACCTAAACCTTTGAATCCTGTACCAAGTCCCTTGATCCCCTTTTGGCTATCTTCAGCACTCTTACCAATGTCTTTTGTAGTATCGGCAATGTCGTTAATGCTCTCCGCAGTCTTGTCTGCTTGAGTTTGGGAAGCCTTTAACGCATCAATGAGTTCGTCTAACTTCTTCTCAAGACCAGAAAGGTCAGCACCTATGATTATGTTCTTCTCTATTGCCATTTGCCTAATGCTTCTATGAGAGTACGAGGGTATTGGTACTTGCCTTTGGCAGTCCTTACATCCTCATCTCTTTCGTTA